CTTACCCTTCTCTATGTCTTCTATTTGCTTGTCTGTAAGGCCTAGAATGTTCTTTCTTAAGAAGTTTCTATCAACAAGACCCTCTGGTGGTCCACCAGCTATCTCAAATCTTGTTCTAAAGAGCTCGAGCTTTTGCTGCTGGGCCACAGTGGATGGGTTTGAAAGTTGCAGAGTAAAATCAAGAAGATCTTCTCCCTCGAACCCATAAGAATATAGGTGAATAATTGCTATTTTATTAAGCTCAGATATGACTGTCCTTTGAATCTTATTGATTGCACGAGAAAATCTCACATCCTCTTGTGCAAGTGTAGCTTTTGCCCCAAGACCTTCATCGTATCCAAGATATGCCTTAGGGATCTTCAGTGCGGCAAATAGCTTTTTCTGAATGTATTGAACATCTTCAATTGCTGTAGCATTTTGGCCTCCAGCGAGGGTGTCAATTGTGGTACCTGACTCTGATCCCCGGACAGGAAGATAGTAGTCTTCGTCAACAGAAAGTGGGTTATATCTCAAGTCAACCCTTCCTGTATTCTTATCAACAACCTGGCTTCTCTTAAGTGTTGACTGAACTTGTTCCATGTAGTTTGGTATATCTTCAGGAGGAACATTTCCAACATCAATCTTAAAGACTCGCCGCTCAGGGGATCTAACAACCCTGTATACGAGCATAGCATCTTCAACGAGTATTAGCTGTCTCCATATTCTTCTAGCAGATTCAAGAACGGAAGACCCATACGGTAGAAATGCATCATTTCCAAGAAGCCTAAGGTGTGTAACTTGCCAGTTCTCAAGAACTTGATTTCCCTGTGTTACCCATCTGTACCTGACAGCGAGGGGGTCAGCAGGGTCAAAGCCCTCCTCTCTTTCGATCTCGTTAACTGGTATTGGAAAGACATTAATTACACCATGATCTGGGCTGACATCATTAAAGAGAAAAAAGTCCCCATACTTGCATAAATTTCTAACCCAGGACGTTAAATTAAACTCTACGTTTATTGTATCAAAAAATAGATCTTCAAGAAGCTGTTTAATTTTTTGATTTTCAGAGTGAACATGAAGAACTTGTCCGTGCTCATCAGTGGCAGCAGTCTCCTCAGAATAGACGTCTAAAGCACTTGCAATCTCAGGTGTGTATTCCATTTCTG